GGGAGACTAACGCATGACCCCGGTCCGGAGCGGACCAAATCTGAGAGGCAATACCGGAAGGCATACCTCAAGCGACTTCGAACCTTTGCGTTCGACCTTGCTAGGGGCCGAAGGTTCGAGTTGCCCCGAAATGGTCCACTCGCGGACACGGCGTGTCTGGAGTTGTCGAGGAAGCTGGGTGGGACGCGGGAGTGGCTGACAATGGAACGGCCGGACGCCAGCGATCTGGTGTATGGGGTTGAGAACCTCAAGACACCTGACGCTTGGAGGGCGAAGGGGTTCCTAGAGTCAAGAACACAACCGAGCGATCCACGGGGAGGCGACGCGTACTATCGCGTCGGCGACCGTGAGCCAGATGACCAAGAGCGGATAGAGCACATACGAGATGTGATCCGTCATACTGATGGTCAACTGGTCACGGCCACGCTAGAGGAATTGATCCTCGAAGCGCATGCCGACGGGAAGCCCGTGCCGACTCGCCCGCTCGTTCTCAAAGAACGCGGGATGAAGACCCGGATCGCCAGCGTCTTTCCAGCGGTGCACGTTGCGTGGTCGCAAAGGGTTAACAAACCCCTCCACTCGATTCTAAAGCTACATCCGTGGTTTTACTACGAAGGCAGGGGTAAAGAACCAGGCGAGGCGCTCGCCGCAGGCCGTTATCACGCTGGAGATGTAATTACCAGCGCGGACCTTTCGGCGGCGAGCGACTACCTCGAGCACGACGCATTGAGAGCCGTCTGGGACGGAATCTGCGACGCGCAAGGGTGGGGCGACGCAACGCGCAACGTTGGCAAAATCTTGCTTGGTGAACACGAGATAGTAGACGCCGACCCGCAACTGTGTGGTTTCCGTGGTGTAAATCCGGAAGACCAAGCAGCTATGGAAGGGCGGCTTAGAGCTGTGTTCTCCAAAAACGGACGCAGTGTAGTGCGCGGAGCAGCAATGGGGCTAGGCATAACCTGGCCACTGCTCAGCATATGCAATGCGTTCGCTGCTCGATTTGCCATTCCTCGTAATGACTACCGACGTGTTCGTCTGTTAGGCGACGACATGGTCGCCAGATGGTCAGTGAAGTCTCAAGAGACCTACTTCCGCAATCTGGCAACCACCGGGCTCGTTCTGAACCGGACCAAGACAATCATCTCCCCGATCGGAGGCGTGTTCGCTGAGAGGTACTATTACGTATCTCGTGCGCTCACACAGCCTCTTTCACGAAGGGCGACTGGCAAGTCAAGGTCCGAACAAGCTCGTCCGCGTGCCCTCTCCAGTAACGAAGTTGATGAGCAC